TTATTCCCCACTATAGACACGCTTTACAATTTTGAGTATGAAATAGCCTGCTAAGACTCCAAAGAGTACCCACAATGCAGGGCTTAGCGTGTTCCAGTTGTGCGCGAAATTAGCGAATAAATCGCTAATAGGCGGGGAATAATTCACATCAGGTATTTTGTCACCCTGCATGTTGTTCCTCCTATTAGTTGCTTAGTGCTTTGAGCTTTAGAAGTACGAAAGCCGCAAAAGCACCACCTATAAACAGGTATAGGGCAGGTAAAGCACTAGCAAAGATGTTGTATGAGTATTGCAAAATCTTTGTCATATTGAGGGTAAAACTAATGTTAATCACCCCACCGTTTAAAAACTGTGAAGAGTCCTATTACAGCAACGACAAATGTAGTAAGACCAATAGAAAACAAGATTACGGGTTTCTGCATAAAGAACCAGTATATTGAATGTGTGAATGTAGGCTCCATATAGGTCTACCTCGCTTTAAATTTTGCCAACATCATGCAGAACAGAAGAATAAAAAACGGCACTGCAAGTAGGCTGTATTGGCTGAATATGTCAGAATAATCGGCTTTGATTATTGTCATCTCAAAACCTCCCATAACCATTTGAAAGTAAATAACAATAAACCACAAAACAATAGAATACAAATCAACATTTCACCGTAGGTAAAGCTTTGGAAAACTTGGAATGAACCCGAAGCAGTTTCAACCACATAACTATGATAGAAGTCATTCAAGCCTTGTAGAAAGCCGCCATGATTTTCATTAGGTGTTGGGTCATCTTTATGTCCGATACCGTTCCACCAGTCAGTAAGAGCTTGTTTTACATCCTCATAGACAGAGCTTGTCTGTTCTTTTTGTTCTTCATTTTCCATGACATTCACCTACCTATTTTGAAGCAACTTCTACATCAAGAACGACAGCATTTGTATTAAAACCTTGACGAGAAATATCAAGAGTTACGTCAATTTTGGCATGTAATGGAACAGTAGCCAATTTGCTAATATCAAAGCTGTTTGAAGGTAATAAAGACATGTTAGAAAAAGTATTAGCATCACCTAAATTAATTAAAGGGAATGTACCTTGTCCGTTCTTTCTTTGAACGTGTTCTGTGCCTAGATAAGTAAGTGATTGCTTTGAAACAAATAAACTCATTTGTAAACCTCCATATTATTTTTTGCCCATGAAAAACAAAAAAAGCCGTCTATTAGACAAGCAAAAATGTTCATGCTTACCTAAATTGACGACTTTTTACATAAAACCATGTAATAAAATAGACCTAGTATGTAGTAAAAACATAGATATTCCACAGGAAAATCATTGTATTACTACCAAATCTGATATATTATATACAAGGTGACAACACGCTTGGAAGTCGACGAAACCTTTTGTATGCGTGTTGTCTATAAGGACGGTTGCCGCCGTCCTTTTTTTTATGCGTTTTTGTTGGAACAAATTTAGCTTATAGGAAAATTTTTAGGAATGCAACCATTTTTTTAAAAGAAGTGGAAAAAATTTTTTCTTTCATATAAGACCATTGACACAAGAACATGCGTTTGGTATAAGGGTGAAAAAAAGCCATTCTCCTTAGAGAATAGCCGTTTCATACAATAATCATACATTTGTAAGATTCATACTTTGTTCATACAATGGTGCGATATTTTTCCATAAAGTCCAATAACGCCAATTCTACTAACTCAAAATATGATATATCTAAAGTGTTCCTAATATCATCTGAAAAACTCTTAAATTGATCATGTGTATGATCACTCAAAATGTAAGTATACCTCTTCTTGTTATGAAAGTGATTCATGTTAGCAAACATAGACATCAAAGTGGCTTTGCCAACATCCTCACTATAAAATTCATACATCTTGCGCACAAAATTTATTTCATCAGAAGTAAGGGCAGTTTTTGCCATATCATCATCTTCACTTTCTTTTGTCCATTTTTTGGATTCCTTATCATAAGAAAATCCATTCCTTTTCAAATGGTTATTTATTGTTGTATAGGCGACATCTATTTCAGAAGATACATCCCTTATAGTTTTACCACTGTTCAACATATCAATTACTTCATCAATATTAAATTTCATGAATACACCCTCTTATCAATAATGGTTCATACATTTATCATACATTTGTATGTTCTCATGTTCTTAAACAAAAATACGGAGTGTGTTATAATTAAATCAATCATAAAAAGAGTAGACGTCTAAACAATTGGCTTATTGTTTGGGCGTTTTTTTTGTTTTCTTGGAATTAATCAAAGCATTAATTTCATGCGCTGCGTATTTACTTTGCTTATCACTAACCCTATCAGCAAATTCAATGACCTTATCGGAGTATTCTTCCTTAGTCATTTGATAATAACGCTGTACCGCATAATTGAAGGGTTCTGCGCCTTCTGGTAGCTCTTGATTCAATACAAACTTTTGAAGCCTTCCAGTAATTTGGGCGATTTCTCTATGTAATGAATCATCTATGTCTTTCACCCTGCACATATAAGAATTATTTTGATAAAATACAGACTTTCCATTTGAACCACTTTCATTACCTTCTGCAAGAACACGCCAATAAGGTATCATAGTGTCATCTTCAAGATTCTTCACCATTTTAAATTTTTCAGTGGTAAGGTTTGTCCAAAGAGTTGACAACCCTCGTGGAGACAATAAGTTATCCATATCGTCAAAAAAATCAGGCTCATCATCCACTTCAAGATTTTTCAAGAACTTTCTTGATAACTCAAATTCAACGTTCCAAACATCATCCGTCAAACCATGTTCTTCATAAACTTGCAGAAAATGATACTTATTCTTCGCTAGAAGCTCTTTAGACTTATTGTAGATGCGTAGCATGTAATTGCCACGAGTGCCATAATAAACAGTCTCAAAGGTGTTTTCAAACAGATTCAATTTCTGAAAGTCAGGGTCGTTCAATCCCTTTGGCGTTTTCAACTTTAGTAAATCATTAGTGGAAAACTGGAATTGATCAGAATGACAACATAAATCAATTCTAGAAGGCTTGCAGGTATCAATCTCAAAACCAAGTTCAGCCAAGATATGCAGGGATTCAATATAAGAATCTATAACCCCCATTTGCCACAGTTTAAACTGATTAATCTGTACATATATAGGGAAATTATCCTCATGCTGTTGACGAACGAAATAGAAAGCATAATCTTCATTCCTGATCTGATAAGAATAAGCTGTTTTACCTTTCCCTAAAATTTCAAAAGACAAAGGATTTTCATATCTAGGTAGATTAATAGAAATGATATGTTTTTCATTCTCGAATTTTTCGGCTTGCTCTCGGCCCATTTGAAGATTATTCATGAGACCATCAGCCATGACTTCATCATAGTTAGAAGCAAGCGCAGAATAATAGAGTGTATCAACATTAAAGAGAAAGCGCTTCGGGTCTACTCTTCGACCTGCATTGCTCCCGTTCTTCTTCGTGTAATTGGCGGGCATATGTTTCATACTCCTTTCTTTCATTGATGATAAGAGCAAGCTTTAAAAGCTCTTTTTGTTGGTCTGTAAGAGATTGAATGATACTAATCATAGGTTTCACCTCCTATTAGAAAGATAGGGTCTTTGGTGAAAAAATGGGCAAAACACAAATCAGCCATTTTGTGTTTCGGGTTAACGCCTAGAGCCATAAGGGTTTGTAGTAGTTTGATAGCCATTATTGAGACCCCATATTATAGGGAATGGGGTCTCTCACTTTTTTGAAGCAGAAAGAGACGTAAAACACCAAATATAAAGAGTGTAAAAGGCAAAAGCCAAAAAAGCATAGTAAAGAATTAAAGACCAAAGACCAACAGAATTCAAGAAATCAGGAATAAGTTTTATCAGAGTAAAAGCAACAACAACAAGAAAAAAAAGAATAATTATAGCCGCAATAAGCATTAGTAGATGTTTAAAGCTCATGGCCACAGCTTTAGTGAAAGTCATGATGAACCACCTTCCTTAGTACATTGTAAATATTCCACATACTCTTCCAGTTGTGAAGCAACCATATGCAATTCTTCAACAACACTATTTACAATATCTTGATTACTACCAAAACGAGGCAGAGAAATTTGTTCTTTAAGCAAAGACAAAATATTTTTTTGAGTTTCCAAATACAAACTTTTTTGAATTGGTTTATCATTACAGTTCACAAAATCACCTCACTTTAATAAAAGAAGCAAACCAAAAATAAAAGGTATAGTGACAAGTACAATTAAACTTATCCAGTTTAAAACAATTCGAAAATATTGCTGTCTTTCATCACCCATTCATTTCACACCCTTTCAAAAATAGACAGGCTTGTCATTAAAACGTGCTTTATGATCAAGATAAGACCGATAAATGAAAGTTTGATCTGAACCATGCACATAAAACAGAGCCGCAGAGAAAAACATCAAAAATGCTTCACGATCTAAAAGACCAAAGGAATAAAGAGCAAAAAGCAATGAATGAGCCATAAAGAAAATGAAACTAGATTTGATGCTTAAAAATATATATGGAACAATAAACACTCGAGAAATGTCTTTGCCAAAATGCCAAACAGCTAAGAACAAATTGACGAGTAGAAAAGCTAAAAATATTATGATGTTGATAATGATGAAATTAGTTATACGAAACCCTCCAAAAAACGAATATTGTTTAACCAGGGATCTTATTTTTTGATAGTGAAACACGAACATTTTTCAGCTGAAGATCCTGGGAAGGTTGTCTAATAAACGAACATTAGCTATTAAACAGTCTTTCGTGTTCTTCCCTAATAAGACGGCGCAGCATAGCTGTTTTTGTCATCTTAGGATGTATATCAGCTTCGTTGTACTTGTCCACTAACTCTTTCAAAATCTCCTTATCAGCTTTTGTAAAACGAACAGATGTAACAGCTTCTCTCTTCAATGTAAATACCTCCTGTGTTTGATGTAAATACATCATAACACAAAAGGACGTACAATGTACATCCTTTTTTCTGCAGAAGAGAGATTTATTTTTGTTTGGTTGAATCTAAAATATAATTGAGGTTGTCTAAATGCTGTAGAACCGTTTTAAAACCGTCTTTTTCCTCTGATGTGAACGCATCATTATGCTTAGTGCTAACAGCTTCAACAAACAATCTGACCTGTTCATTCGCATCCTTAAGCAAATCAATTTGTTTATTAAAAGCCTTCTTCTTAACAAGTTGCATTTATATTCCCCCCCTTGATATTTTTTGTCGAAATTTGCGATTGTAAATAATTAATATTAAGCTGTAAATCTGAAATCATCTGGTCAAATGTATTTGATAATGCTATATAAGCACGTTGAGATATGCGCCTGTGCTTAAAATCATCAGCAAGCATTGTCTTATTACTCCTGCATATTTCAACGCTGTGAAAAAGGGACATCAACGCTTGATGTGTTTCTGTAAAATCAATCACATTTGGAAGTTTTCTATAGACCACCGGTGACCGTCTCCTTTCATTGGTTATCATTACGCGCCAAACGGCACAGCCGTTTGTCTCTTCTTACTATCTACATAACCTTCGGAGACGGCTTTGAGTCGGTCTAAAAATATTTTAAAATCCTCTTTCTTTTCAGGAACGCTAATCGGTGTGACCATTTTCGTAGTGTCAAATATACGGTTGCCATAGTCGGAAAGATGCTTTTGTTTAAAACGGTAAGTCCTTAAAAAACGATTACTTTGAATGTCGTATAAATCGTAAATAAAGTACCCACGTTCCTTGCGAACCTTGCAAAGAATATTAGTAATACCTCTGATTCTACTGTCCAAGTCATCAAAAGACGGGGATGTCAGAATCATGGTACATCTTAGTTTCCTAAGATAGTAGGACGTTTGTGTGAAAAATTTTACATGGTTACTAGAGAAGCTCCTAGAATCCAAATCCATGTGCGCTTCATCAAGAACCAGTAAAGATGATGCGTCTTGAGCTATGTCGTAAAAATCTTCTAACCTTGTGAAAGGCTTCGAATCCTTCAATCCATAATTAGAGTAAAGGGCACAGCCTGAACGCTCTTGAAATGCCTTTGCAAAGACGGAAGCCCCTGCGGTTTTTCCTGCGCCGAGAAAGCCCTCAAACACCATGAAATTCATTTTTTGCTTGTCTCCCCTCTTGATTCAACTATGTGACAAAATACAGCAAAACCAATAAAACCGAGCCAAAGGACAATAGACAATGAGCCTAAACTCATCTATCTATTTCACTTTTCTTCATTGGCTTTGCCTGCACGTCTTCGGGCTTAAGTGCTGTTCCTGCTGGGTTTGCATTGGCTTTTAACAAATGCGACAGTTTGGCGTTTCCTTTGATTCTGTCAGCAAGTGTGAGCTTGCTCAGGACATTATCAAAGACTTTGAAAGGCGTAACTCGCTTGCGCTGTTCCTGTGCATATACAGCAATATCGGCAAGACCCATTTCTTGCAATAGAAATGATGCTTTTACTTGGTCTTGAGTCAATGGCGCATTGTTGCGGTAAAAGTCCATGAGGGCAACAGTTTCACTAGGTTGAGCCTCGTCGCCTGTCTCAAGCAAATCTGAAATGAGCAAATCTTGAACGGTGGATTCTTTTTGTAATTCCATGTAATGACCCCTATCTTAAGATTAATAAAATCAAAATAGTTACAGCTGCGGCGAAAGACAAATGCAATGCGCAGGTGATAAAAAACTCTTTCAGAAATTCAGTAATGCGTATAAAAAGAGGACAGTGAGACAGTGAAATATAGTGATGCTGTAAGAATGTACGGTTAGTTAATTTCACGCTGAAACCTCACCTCTGAAACAATCACACCAACAATCATTGCAACTAATAAACACCCGAAAAACACGTCCTCATATCTCATTTAAATAGCACCAAGAGGACAATCACAAGCCACGGAAGCAAAGTCATAATATCGAGCTTTTTGGCTGTGTCATAATTGAAAATGCCACGCAGCGCAACAGATCGGCGCAACCTTTTAAGATTCTCTGATTCAACTTTGGCAGGATTGTCATAGTGATAGAGATAAAAGACCTGTCCATCCTCTTCATTGATGACCTTTCTTGCATCATTAAGAGGGAGAATGTCATCCTCTGTTTCTAGCGTGTCACCTGCCACCTGCTTCACACGTTGCAAAGAAAAAGTATTAGTATCGTTATTAAAAATCATGGCTCTGAAATTGGCATACATACGTTTTGACATAAAAAACACCTCGGATTAAATTTTGAAAGTTTTTTTGATAATAAAAGAAGCTGGCAGAACACCGAAAACAACAATACCTAAAGACAGACTTGCACCTATATAGAAAAATGTCTCAAAGACAGCCATACCCATTCCCTCCTTACCACCACTTGATAGCGTCCTTAAACTGTAAATACAAACCGGAAGCATTTTTGATCAGGTAAACCACAACATATATAAAAGCAAGCGCACAGATCGTGCCGACAAATGTAGACCAGTACGGACCGAATAAAACGAATGGTCCTAGAAATTGCTGAACAGGTACAGGTCTTGACAATGGAACAGACAATGACATGAGCATATTTTTTATACCTACAAGCCACCCTAAAACAGGATTAAAAATAGTATCAATAAACGATTTCATCAGTCACTACCCCCACTTTTAAAAGGTGCAATGGCGACAGAGCCACCTAAAAGACCAATGATTTTGAGAATAAAGTAAAACCATACAAAGGCTGTAGCAACCATTGGAACAACGGTAAGCATACCTGTAGGCTGTAGAATATCGACAACAACGGAAACACCTTTACCACTTGTTGAGGGCATTTTAACGCCACCTGATGGGTAAACACCTAACCATAAAGCGATTGTTCTTAAAACGCCTGCTATAAGGCTAAAAATGAACTGAAACAATGCCACGAATATCATAATCACGGTTACCGCAATTTCAAACAGCTTGCTGATAAAGTAAAAGATTCCTTCCAAAAAATAAAATAGGTAAGTAATTGGCTTCGTAAGAAATTCGAAAAAATTTTCGAATATCTTGCGAAACCATATGAACGCACTTTTAAAGAATCCTAGAAGATTATCAACAAATTTCATGAGTTAACACCTAGAAACAGTTTTCGTACCCCATAAGCTACAGAAAACGCCATCATGACGGTAAATGAGAAAAACAAGTAAGAATCATATGTGTTCGTAAGCTGTTGCAACAAAAAGGCTAAATCGTTCAATGATACAGGCATGGTGTTACACTCTGTCCTTTAAAAACATATAAGCAAGTGCGAATCCTGCTAAACCAACTAGGGCAGCGATTGCGGGATGTACAGGCATCATGTTTGACAAAGAATCAATAGAACCAAACATTTTAAAGGACTCCTTTCGTTAAAAAATAGACCTTGGAGGTGATACCTCCAAACCTCCTCCCCTCGGCGGGTGCCGTCAAACAAACGGGTTTGTTTGAAAACCAAGAGGGTATGGGTGAAACTGTTAAACATCAAGGGTTTAGGAGTAAAAAACACTCCTAAAAATTTTTGCTTAAGCAAAATTTCAAGCCCTTGACGTTCATGTGAAAAACAATCACCAACTATTACAAAATGTAGGATGTAATATAGGGCGATTTAGATTGTAAATAGAACACTACAGAAGCAAACCCACACGCTTTAGGTGAAGAAAAGAGCCTTTACCCTGTGAGCAATGTAAAACGCTAATGGAATGCCGATAGCAAAAGCAATAATCAGCCACAATGACGAGAACCAACTATTCACACCAACGCCGACATCTTTGAGCTTGTAGCCATTTTTGAAAGAGGGCATCCCTTTTTCATAAGGTGTACCTGTCTTTGTTGTCAGCTCAGATGTTTTACTGCTGCTATTGACTGCCTGTACAGAAACACTATAAGAAACATCATTTTTAAGGTCAGACAAGGTATAGCTTGTACCCTTTACACTTGTGATTTTTTTGCCATTCAGAAAAATGTTATATGCAATCACATCTTTTTCATCATTAGCATTCCATTTCACAAATAAAGCCATATTTCCAGGCTTTACATCGAGACCCTTTGGAGCCTTTGGTGGTGGTGTATCGGGCTTATCATCAGTCTTAAAAGAAAGGTCATATCCATCACTTCGCATCCCGTCTTTACTGAAAGCATAAATTTTATAGTTATACTGCATCGATGGAATGAGATCATCAATGACAAAACTGTTAGACTTAATCTCGCTATTAATCACAACATTGTCTTTATAAAGCTTCAAATGGTCAAAGTTTTCAGAGGGTAAAGTATACTTAATCGTCGCACTGTTATGACTTTTCTCAACGGTCACATTAGTAATATCATTAGGCTTGGGTAAAGTATCTGTTTTAAAGTCATAAACAGATAAAGGACTGACAGCATCACCATTTGAAACAGATAGTTTCAATGAATAATAAGTATCAGGTTCCAAGTCCTTAATTGTGAAAGTATTGGCCGTCACAGCATCATATAAAATCTTGTCATCAAGGTAAACTTTCAAGTAATAAGGCTTAGTAGGGTCAGCATTTTCAGGAAAATCAAATGACACTTTAGCATCTTTACCAGTAGGTGTAATTTGAACATTTTGAACCTGTGGAACAGAACCAATATAACCGCCAGCTGCAATAAGATAATCAAATCTAGTAGAACTAGCACCTTTGTAATAATATGCAATGTATTTGACAGGCTTCAAAGGTGGAGAATAAGTCACACTAGAAGTAGCCGTATTAGATGAAGATATCAAAACCTTATTAGAATCATAAAACTGAAACTGCCAATTTGAGATAGCACCATTTGAATTGACCTTAACAGAATCAATATAAGCTGGCTTAGACAATGTTGAAACAAACGAAACTAATTTACCCGAAGTTATATAAGTCTCAAGACCTCTGGTATTAACAAGTTTTGTAGTAGACTCAACAAAATTCATAGACCAAGGATCAACAATAGTTGAATTAGTAGAGTTGTAAACATCAAAAGATTTATTCAATTGCTCTACTTCACTAGCCTTAACAGATGACAAAAAAGCAAAATTGGAAACAATACATAAAAGGAGAATAGAGAGTATTTTCTTCATATCATCACTGCTTCCATCTAAGCTTATAATGGGTATCATCATACTCAAATTCTTTATCACGCTTATACCAGTCCTGCTGTTCTAGCTCATCATCAGGCGTAAGCTCTTTATCTTGCTTAAATTTATCAGGTGTCATTTCTTCATCAGCCTTCATCTCCTTATCAGGCTTCATCTGTTTGTCCTTTTCCATTTCTCTATCAGGCGTAAGCTCTTTATCTTGCTTGAACTTATCCTTTTTCATTTCCTCGTCAGGCGTAAGCTCTTTATCTTGCTTGAACTTATCCTTTTTCATTTCCTC